GACGATGAAACTAATTAAATTTAAGCACAGAGTTGACTTTGGACATGACTGGTATGTTCAAATTTTGAATACTGGAAGACACTTTCCTAAGTTCATTAAAAACTATTCATTAATCCAATTGTCTGTAAGTTGGAATGATAGTGCTGGATGGCCTTATTTGCAAATTAGTTCTGGAGCTAATGGTCTTCTTAGTATTCTTTTTTGGGTTTATAAGTTTGGATTTGATATTGATATTCTCTCACGCACTTGGAATTTTGGTTACTTGGAAAAATTAGATGAAGAATCTCCCAGAAACCAGTATTGAAACTGTCACACCCACCCTTGACTCTGCCCCACCCTGCCCTATAATATTCTCATACACAACAAACCAATGACTTACAAAGCAACTCTCAAGGTTAAGTTTGATACTGAATGGACTTCCACTTCTTATAGTAGTGGATATGATCTTAGTATGCTTCCTGAAGAGCATTATACTTTTCAGGTTCCTGCTGAAGACCTTAATGTTCATCAACTGTTTCGTTTCTTCGCAACTGTTGCCCGTGCAATGGGTCATAATGACATCAACATTATGAAAGGTGCTTGTAGTGTTGCATTTAGTGAGGAAAGAAGTTACGAAGATATGCGTAAGGTTGCTGATGAGTTTGAACTGACTTTGGGTGAAGACCTAAAAACGAAGTTTGATGATATGCAGCAAGCAGAAGAAGAGTGGGAACGACTTAAGAAAGGTCCTATGGGAACTGTCCTGACTGATGAGGAACAATGCGAAGAGTCACTGTAAAACCTAAATCTAGCAAGGCAAAGAACCGTCTTGCTAACTCTATGGATGGTAATCCTATCTGTGTTGTTGAGCAAGACAAAGGAGATGGTATGTTGTTTCTTGCTAGTGAAAACCAGAAATACTTCTTCTGGGTCAATGTAAGTGAAGACTGCCATTGGGAAACTGAATGGGAAGTATTATGACTAAAGCCCAGCAGATTATGAAGTCCTATGATAGAAAGTGGGCAAGTATGAGAAACAAAAACTGCTATGATAGGAAATATGCTATCGCACACCTTATTCGTGAGACGGCACATCAAATCCTCCCACACAATCCCAGTCACCCATTTACTGCCTGGAAACAGGAAATGCTACAAATTGCTGATGAAATTGAGGCATTATGAAACCTAAAATGCGTGTCATTCTTGAGATGGCGATTGAAGAAGGTGTGCGTCGTGGGTATGCACGAGCACACAAACATGTAGAGAATCCTACTGAAGGTGCTATAATAGAGCACATTGAGGAGGCAGTGATGTCTTCTATCTACGAATACTTTACTTTTGACGAGGAGGATTATCAATGAGCTTGATTGATACGCTAGAATACTTCATCGATGATACCAGGGCACGTTGTTCTGATATTGAATGGGAGATCCGTGAGGAAGGAAACTATGCTCATGAAGAAGATCACACAGCACGATTTGATTACTTCTGTGAAGAGTATGATGAAGCAAAAGCACGGTTAGATGATCTGCTACAAATCAAATCCATTATTGAGGCACAACTTCATCAATGGATGGAAACAGGGGACGGCGTATGACTACTAAACCACAAACATTCAAGCATATCTCCCGTGCGATTGATAAACACGGAGTTCATCATCTTGATGCTCTGGATGAATTTGGACGGCACTGGTATGCTACAATGGAACAGAAAGAAGAACCTTGGCTCACTTATGTTCAACACTGGACTTTGAGGACACACTGATTATGTTATTTGACGAACCACTACTAAATTCACTACAAGGAACTATGGCTACGATTGACCCCTATTCAGTAAAGAAAGAAGCAATTGATGAGTATCGTATGGATACTATTGAGGAACGACTTACTCGTATTGAAGATAAACTTGATTTACTTATTATGCAACTAAAAATAGAGTTTTACAAAAAATGATTGACCTTATCAAAACACTACTCAAATCAGCACTTGCCACCTCCCGTTGGGGTCCGCTAACAGAGGCAGATGAAGAACTTGTATGGGACTCTTCTTTTGCTAAAATATTCAAAGCATCATCTATCCGCCGAACACCGTCAACACCACGCACTGCAATTACACTTGAATGACTCAACTTATTGATCCTTCTGATCCACGCTATTTCCGTCAAACATCTGACGAACCATATCTCCGTCACGATTATAAATTAGTAACAAGCACTGGCGAATCTGTTATCTTTGATAATTATGAAGATGTGCAGCGTAGGTGGTTTGAGCGTGGTGGTAATTTTTTAAGTCACGTTGAGGTTCTAGATCACAAAGAACCGAAAAAAAGCAAAAAGACAAAGGGTTTCTGATTATGATTGACTGGACAACGAGATTTGAAGCTCTGCCCGATGTAGAAAAAGATAAGATTGCTCTGTTGCGAGTGATTGAATGTACGAATGGTATTATTCAACACACCTATCGTGCTGGTGAAGATGATACACTGACTGTTGATGAAGTCAGAGATGCCATGAAGTTCTCTATGGGATGTATGAAGCGTATGGAAATACCTGTAGGAGATAAAGTGGTTACATTTGCACCTGAAACTGCGGAACTCTTCACTGAAATGAGACGATTGTATATCTCTGGTGCGAAACAAAACAATCAAGAAGATTTTAATGAGTTTCTCAAAGGATCTAAAGCAAATCTACTTGCAATAGGTAAAGAACGCATCCTGGAAGCAAGACGACTTGCATTTGAACATATTGACGAATTACCACCTCATACACTAGAATGGGGACTTGAATACATCTTTAGTTTTGCTGGGTGGGTATGATGACTGACAAAATTACACTTGAACTCACACTTGAAGAACTCAAACTGATTGATAAGTATGTTGAGTTAAATGATGAGACCCAGAGTGTATTTGATAAAATCAAGTATGCTTATCCTAAACCAGAAACTCTCTATGATGTTTGTATGACTTGGTGGGGGAGAGTGTTTGATAATAATGATGATATGGAAACTTGCATTGATGATTTGGTAGATAATATTGACTATTGGTTGCCGAAAGAACACGACACTAACAGTTATAAATGGAATGAGTGTATCCGAACAATTAGGAAGAAACTACGATAATGCCTTTTTTTCCTGACTGCTATGATGAGTGGGGATTGTATCAGATCACCTACGATGGAGACCACAAAATGTATGAAATGCTATTTGAGGGCACTGAAGAAGAGTGTCGTCAATATGCCTATGACAACTACACTGACAAGGAGCAAACTAACATGTGCTTGATGGATTGGGAAGCAAGGGAGTGGGATGTATGACTAACATAATCAACAAACTACTTGCCATTTTTAATCTCAAACTTGTATCCACTAAACCAGATACAAGTTTGGCAAAAGAAACTGTAAAGTTCTTGGAACGACATAAAGATTATTGGAATGGTGATGTTTTTTTCCCTTCTTATGTTGGAGATATTAACTATGTCCAAGAATGGGTGGAAGGTGAGTTTCCGCAAGTTTCTGGTGGGATTTATATTTGCGAACGAGTATTAGGAACAGAAGACAAGTATTATGATTATAATGGAGATACTTATACAGCAGAGCAACTTCAAGAAAAACTAAAATGAAACTTTTTGACTACGAAACTTACGAGGATTATGGTAAGGAATGGTTCTTACAAATCCTTCCGCACGGTAGATATGCCCTATTAGATTTTTCACTACAGTGGGATGAATATCATGGTGAGGAATGGTTCCCACGGATTGCTATTCATATTGGTGATACTACTGTGTGTGGATTTTTCATTCGTTATAGACGATTGTATTTTAGTTGTGATATAATTTGTATCAAACGTGATTTTAGCTGGTATAGAAATAGGAGTAGTTATGTCTGAACCATACCCTGATGAAATGTTTGAGGAAGCAGCACGAAGAGAAAAAGAAAACAAAGTCCTAGACATCGCAAAGAACCTTATGGAAGAACATAAGGAAGCATTCCAACATCTTGCTGCGATTGAAAGAAAAGAACTTGCCGAAAAAGGATTTGAAGAACTCACCACAAATGAGAAAATTCAACTTGCCCTTGAAGAGATTGATTGGATTGTGATTGGTGGTCAAGATGGTGAAGAGTTTTATGGTTCTATTCAGTTTCTTCGTAAGGTGTTGAGGAGCCTTGTGATACCTGAACAACCGTCACAAGGACACACCAGAACCGACCTGGATGCCCTATAATACACTTGTACACACAGAACTCTAATGTCTAACTTCTACACTTTACTTCCTGGAACTGATGTGCTCCGCAGTAAGATTGATGTCTTTACTTGGACTAATCCCGAAAATGAAAATGAAACTGAACGAGTAGAACTCACAGTAGATAATGCTGGTATTTTCATTACTTCTTGTTCTGGTGGTGCTCGTGAAGATATGAGTATTTCACAGAAGGATTTGGCGATTGCTCTTGCTCGTGGAATTCTTGAAGCATATGGAGTTGGTTGAATGACTGACATTTCTAAACTTTCTTATAAAGAACTCCAAAAACTTGCAAAACAAATTGATGAACGCAAAGAGGTATTGCGTAAGTCAAAAGACTGTGTTGAAGGTTATAAAATCACCTTCTGTGTAAAGTTCAATCCTGCTGAACACCAATTTGATGAATTGAAAAGTCCAGAAGATTTTGGTGATTATTTGGCAAATGATGTGGCAAATATGATTATCAAAGATTTGGGTCTTCTGCAATCTGATGTAAGTGCTTTTATCATTGAAGAAATGACTGATGAAGATAAGGTAGAATGGAAGAACTTCTGGGAGGATGATGAATGACTTACAAACTTGATCCAGAAGCAAAAGCATTCTCATACACTCGTGAAGAGTTGTTTGAGTGCATCAAAAAGATTGTAGCACACCCACACACTGCGATCACGAAGCACGACCAATCCCGTGCTCTTGCGATTATGATGGTGTTTGATGATTACTTCACCAATTACACTGAAAGTGATAACAATGGTGGGCATTATGTTTATGAACAAGATGCAATTGACTTTATTTCTTTTGTAAGATTTAAACTTGGTATTGCTGGATTACCTGATGGTATTGATGTTGATGAGGTGTTGAAGTGAGCAGATTTACTGAAAATCCTGATGAGATTGTGCTTCAAGACATTCAGATGTTTCATCTGGAAAGTATGAATGAGAGGACACTCTGGATTGGTGTCTATACAGAGAGTGATAAAATCTATCACTTGAATATTTCTGCTGTTGGTGATAAACTGAGCTATTGGTGGAGTGATGAAACCTGTGACTGACGAACAAAAACTTACATTTCTACTTAAAGAACTTAAAATTTTAGCAAGAGAAACTCATTGTTATGATGGTAAAGGTGGTGGAGATTATTATGAATATCCACCACATGATTATGATGTATTTGCTGATGGTGAAAAGTATGGACTGGTTTCCTTCGCTCGCAGTATTTTAGAGAGTATGGGTGAGAGTTGTGAGATTTGAAGAACCTACAAAATGGGAACTCTTCCTTGATGGATTCCATAACTTCTGGAACTGTCTGGATTGTTATAATGATGGTGATACTTGGGGTTATGATGAGTTCTGGGAAGGACTATCTCTGGGATGGTATATGGAATACATCTATCCTTATGATGACCCATATAATATCACCATTTCCCCTGAGCGTAAGTTGAGAATTGACCAAAGACCACCAGTAATTTATGTTTCAGAAGAGGCATATGATAGACTGGTAGAGGCAATCAATTCACCACCAGACCCAGAATCTGTAGAGAAACTTCGTAAACTGTTAGAACGTAAAGCACCATGGGATGACGATTATGGCAATTGATGTAAAAGAAGAACAAGACGGATCATTTACTATTTCATGGGATGAGAATGATCCAGAGGAGTCTATGTTTAACACATGGACAGAACAAGACTTTGTAGATGCTATTCTTGAGCATTGCAATAGGGTCTTGGGACAGTATGAAGAGTGTCCACCAGAGGCAGAGGATTCCCTGGATTTGGCAGTAGACTTACAGAGTCCTTCAGAAGACAACCATGAAACCCTACCCCCTGGGTCTTGACAATCCTTACGTTATCCGTGGTATCCATGGCAGCACACGTTGGGGATTGTATCATCGTGACACCTATCAGAAGATAGCAGAGTTTGCTTCTCAGACTCAAGCTTATGATGCTCGTCGTGCTATCCTAAAGGTTCAGGGGTATGATGCATGAAGGTATTCAAGTTCATGTTTTACGTTATTCTTGGAATGCTAGTTTACTCTCTTTTTAAAAAATGAAAACTTCTACTGCTCTTGGTGTTGCTTTTGGTGCTCTTGTTTTTGCCACTGCTATTCTATTATTTGAAGCGTGGTTAGTTGGGATGATTTTGTCTTGGTTTGGAGTAACCTTGTCATTCTGGCAGAACTTTGTTATGATTGTACTTGCTAATATGATTTTCAAACCCTCTGGAGTTTCTTCTAAATGATTACCACAATTATGGCAGGATTTGCCTTTGGTTATTGTGTGATGGATATTATCCAAAACTATCGTGCTCGACGCACTATGGATGAACTGCTCAAATCTACTATCGAAGGTGACAAATGAACAAACAAAACGGATTTATTGACCCTGCAGTTGCTGCTATTGCTGTAGGTGTGGTAGTGATTGGTGGTCTCATCTTTATTGGTGGTCCCCAATACAATGTGTGGCAACAATCTCTTGCTGGTAAAGCAGAACTGCAAAAAGCAGAATATACCCGCCAGGTAGCAGTTCTGGAAGCACAAGCAAAAAAAGATAGTGCTCAACAACTTGCTGATGCTGAAATCATTCGTGCCACTGGTGTTGCTAAGGCAAACCAAATCATCGGTGATTCGCTGAAAGATAACCGTGAGTATCTTCAGTATCTGTATATCACTGGTATCGAAGATGGTTCTAAGAATGGTAATGTAACCATCTATGTGCCCACTGAAGGTGGTATGCCTGTTCCTACTCTTCAGATGAACAAGTGACACTTTGAAGACTGTCCACACCACCCCTTCTGGGGTGGTTTTTTGCTTTATACTGACTTCAGTTCAAACAAACACCTCTCATGACTGCTTCCACCTTTGACCAGTATGTTGCTGAGCAGGATGCCCGCAACACAATCCAACTCAATGTGACCAAGTGGACTTGGTTGTTGTGTGATGCTCTGCGGCAGAATTATATTGACTATTCCATTCGTAGTCACTATAATGCTCTTCAGCGTGGGGAAGATACTAACTATCACGAAGCATGTATTGTTGACTTGAAGAATGGTCATTGTGGTTATGACTTTACTTTTGAGAGTGGTAAAAAATATCACAAAGTTATCATGAGCATTGACAATGGTGGCAAACTGCCCAACTCTCGTAGTGTGCATTGCTTCATTGACAAGAAGACTGGTGAAGTCTACAAGTCTGCATCTTGGAAGTCTCCTGCCAAAGGTGTTCGCTACGATCTGCGTATTCTCAATCAGCGTGAATGGTTACTTGCCAACGCTGATTGGGCAGGTCATTATCTCTACGCTCGATGATCTATGCACTGATCATCCTAGCAGGATTTGCATGGGGAGGATTTGTCCTATTCTCCCCCTTCTTTAATTACCTTGATGAACAAAAACATGACAAAGACTGATAAACTTATCTTTGTGGGGTCATTCATTTGGTTCTTGCACTGGGGAACACGTCTTACACAGGTGGTTTTTGATGTTTTACTATGAAATCAATGGGTATGGTGCCCATAAAAAGCTTTGCGAGGACATTTTGATTTGGTTTATCACCAAATTCTATCCTCGTCACAAGATTGATATTACTGTGAGTCATCGCGGTATGAAGAGAGAGGGTGCATATGGATATTGTGATATTATGGGTGGAGAACGCTATCCACGCACCTTTTTGATTGAAATGCAGTCTAATATGAATAAAAGACTGTATGCATCAACTTTGCTGCATGAATTGATTCATGTAAAGCAGTGGATTGATGGAACAATGAAACTCAATAAAGGGAAAAGGATTTATAAGGGAATTAATGTGGAGGAGTTGGATTATTCTGACCAACCACATGAGGTGGAAGCACATGAGAATGAGGAGAAGTATCTACTCACATTCATGTGTGATAGTGGTAGAGTGTGGACAGGTCTCTAGCTGGCACACTACCACCCCACGTAGGGGTGGTTCTACCCCTATAATGAGTATGTTCCAAACAGGTTCAACCATGACTTCCATTCAAGACCACTTCAAACTCTACGCTTCTGGTCTGTGGGCATGTCCTAGGACTGGTATGCTGCTGACTCTGGATCAGGCACCTCTCTGCTGGGAGGAGGTTGATGCCATGGAGCATGACTGCTTTGACTCTTACAATGAGTGGAGTGAGCACTGCTCCAATCTGTTTGCTGCTTGACACACTGATTCTTTTCTTCTACAATTGAGGAGTTCTTTACTTACAACAATGGCACAAAAGTATTTTTACATCGTTGATCACTATGTTCCCTTCCCCTCATCTGAGTATGGTGGACTGTGGAATGTAATTGCAGAGAGTGATGATGAATGTTTTGACCTCATCGCTGCTGAGGATGATGGTAATTTTTATGAGCATCACTACAGTAACCTGCGAGAAAACATTATGAATGCTCGTGTGTATGCCATCGCAGAAGATGTTGGTTCCTGTGTAGTGGAGCAATTTACCACATGATCGCAATCAAAGACCCAGACTTTATCGCTGCTCAACAGCACAGGTTGACATATCTGGAATCCCAACTAGAATGCATCCTGAAGGAAATGACCCAAATTCAGGAGTTTTTAAATGAGTATCAAGTCAGACCTGATGCATGAGAGATGCATCACTCACTGTGAGGAATTCTTCATGGATCGTGTAAGTCAACTTGTTGATAGTTACAATCTTGATGATGCAGATGCTCTTCACAGTGAATTTGTTGTTGATGGTGAGGAACCAGATGATTGGTTGTTTATCAATGATTTGACCGATGTATGAACCAGAAGTCAACGATTATGTTGAATGGACAAAGGGTGTAGAGGGATGGGTTTATTTTAAGGACAGAGAGTATATCACAATTGAGGTATCTGTCCGCCCCAAAGATCGCACCAATTATAAGGCATGTAGTCTTCATAGAAATGATAGACTACTTGTTTTATGTTATGTTGATCAATGGAAGGAACTTAAATACATTACAACAAGAGAGTCCATTTATGAAGATTTGGAGACTTTGGGCAAAGGCGCTGGGGGAGAAAGCAACCAGTGATGACAAAGAA